AATATGTTATATGTATAAATATTTACAATATGTGTATTTACAATATATATTAAGAATAGGTCATATTCTTTGCGCGACCGGTATTATCTCCATGCGTCGTACTATCATGTCTTTCATGCGTCTCGGGTCTTTTGCTTCTGCATTCAAAAAACCGAATAAGATTTTGATTTCATCTGGTGATGGTACGTAACTGAACATTTTCGTGTAATTATAATATTGATTCGTTAGCACGCATACTTCGTCCAGTGTATATTGATCAGGTATCATCTCCAAACCATTGCGTAATGATATGATTGTTTCAGCATATTGATCTTGTGATGAGTAAATTTTCGACAGATATTTCGCTACTCTCCTCAATGCGTCGGGAGCTGCAGCATGATCACAGATGAACTTACCTGCAAATTCGATGATTGGTGGTTTCTCGTCTTTTAACAATAACTTATTCCTCTCTAGCCATTCCTGATTGGTAAATTCAATATCGATGCCTTCTAAAGCTGAATCGTCACCTGTGAAGACCGCTATAACCAACAGAACCCACTTGTACACTGATGCGATGTTGCACATATTATAAAAGGTGTTTCGAAACCACGTTTCAAAAGTACCTGAATGGAATTTTAGCTCCCCAATAACCTTGATGAAATCCGTGTACATGACCCATTTATCACTATGATCTCTTAATCGTGCTACCAGCTCCGGCGGCATACCTAAGATAATGTACAGAATGGATGTGAGGACGTAGGCCATAACGCCTTGCGTGGAATCGAACTCGGTGAAATCTCCTGCTGCTTTGTCGAGCTTCTTGATACCGTGTTTGTCAGTGTACTTCTTCTTTATTTCGCCCACACGTGCTGAAAATTCTGCATCGGTCATGTTTGCTGCCATTATAACATTATCCCTCAGAACGGTTGGTAACAATTGAGCTGCTAGTCTGCCGAAAGCTGCGTATAATATATTGATGTTTTTCATGTAGCAGGCGACGCCTTGAGATACTTTGCGAAAGTCGTAGGCCTGTGTTTGTAACTTCGCTTTAACCTGTTTCTTTGGGAAGAAGCTAACCCAAAAATCTTTAGCCGATGTAATCAATTGGTCGTATTCATCTCTTGACATCTGCTTGGCGTCAATTGATCTCAATGCTTCTGAGTGATGGTATTCATACATTCCTTCTCTGGTCGCTGATCGACGTAAATGTTTAAGCCATACTAATGTTTTGTGATCAATTTTGTTTAAAACTTGCATTGTTAAGTCATCGTCGAATTGCATTGGAATATCTAGATCCGGTAAGTCGTCTACAACCAACTTTGAGAAATTATTGAACATTTTCGTCACATCCTCGATAACCATATTTTGACTAATTCTTTTAGTATTTTTACAGTACCGCCCGCTCATCGAACCTATTGCGGTTAACGCATCTGAAAACTGTTGTTTAGCAAATGTATTCTTCACTATCTTGAAGCCAGTTAAATGCATTTTTCTCATGTTGTCCATAAATTTCTCCATTTTAATATTTAAACGCCCTCCGCCTTCATGATCGATTTTCGTATCAGTGATTCCAGCAATATCACTCAAGAAGTCATTTTCCTTAAACGTCTTTTGCATAATGTCTAAAACCATATCGATGTTTGCGTTTGGGTAATGTATCTTCTCGTCAATTCGCGTGAGGGGTAATTTTGATGGTCGGTAGCCAGCATTTTGTTGTAGTATTTCGG